CTTCCATATACCAAAGAAGCGGAGAGTGTGAAGTGATGGGAGAGAGAGTCAACATAAAACAGCGTTTAGCCTATAACTATCTTCGTGACGATGTTACGAAGTTCTTATGTTATGGTGGTGCCGGTGGCGGTGGTAAGTCATGGCTCGGTTGTGAATGGCTGATGCAATGTTGCCATTATCTTCCCGGAACTCGTTGGTTTGCGGGGCGAAATAATCTCAAAGACAGTCGAGCATCTATAGCGGTGACATTTGTTAAAGTGGCTAACTCTCATGGCTATCCATATTATCACTTGACAAATGACGGCATCAAGTTCGATAATGGGAGTGAGATTATCTTTTTGGATTTGACATATTACCCCTATAAAGACCCGATGTATGAACGTTTCGGCTCCTTGGAATTTACGGGTGGATGGATCGAAGAGGCGGGTCAAGTGAATAGATTGGCCTTTGAAGTGTTACAGACCCGTATAGGGCGGCACTTGAATGATGTCTATAATGTTCCAGGGAAAATTCTTATTACTTGTAATCCCAAAAAGAATTGGTTATACGATAAATTTTATAAACCATGGAAAGAGCATAAGTTAAAAGATGGTTATGCTTTTATACAGGCGTTGGTACAAGACAATCCATTTGCAACAGAAGACTATATAAACACTTTGAAAAATACTAATGATAAAGTAACGAAAGAGCGTTTGTATTTCGGCAATTGGGAATATGATAATGATCCGGCAGTACTTTGTGATTATGATGCTATTTGTGACTTGTTTACAAACGAGCATGTACAACCGGTAGGCTTATCGACTGGTTCTTCTGACCTTGCCATGAAAGGCCGAGACCGTTTTGTCAGTGGGCATTGGATAGGTAATGTATGCTATATCAGATTAGACCAGGAATACAGTACGGGCAAATCCATTGAAGCAGACCTTAAAAACATGATGATACAGTGGAGTATTCCACGCAGTATGATGATAGTTGATAGCGATGGGCTGGGGAGTTATCTTGAAAGTTATCTGAATGGTATCAAAGAATTTCATGGCGGTAATCGCCCGATTAATCTGGAGTTTGACAATCTGAAATCAGAGTGCGCTTTTAAGCTCGCAGAACTGATAAATAACCGACAGATAAGGATTATATGTACGGAAGCCCAAAGAGAGCGTATAATCGAAGAATTAGGAGTTTTAAAGCAAGACCATATAGATGCTGATACCCGAAAGAAAGGAATAATCAGTAAAGAGAAAATGAAAGAGATTCTTGGTCATTCTCCGGATTATCTTGATATGCTGATAATGGCAATGTTCTTCCGTATCAAGCCAATTCCCAAACGACCAAAAGCAAAATTAGGACAGATATGACAGTAAAAGAATTTTTGATATTAAGTGAGGTGGCAAGCAATGCTATTGAACTGTTGGAGCGGATAAGAAAGCTTCCAAAGCCGGACTTCATTTCGGGAGTTCGTTTGCCGGATAATCTGAATGATGCCACTATTGGGCAGCTTATGGGGCTGCAATCTATATCAAGCGATATTGATTGCATAATGATGCCATGTCATGTCCTTTTGGGGTTATCGGTTGAACAAATAGAAGCATGTGAGGTAGAGGATGTTTTGGGCTTTTCCTCATGGGTTACTAAAGAGGTGGAACGGATAACCAAGCTGTTTGAAACAACGAGTGTGACGCCTACTCCTGAGGAAAAACGTGCGGGTGTGGATCAGTTATCATTTGGCTTGTTTGGGTTGGTGGACTATTATGCAACCCGTATGGGAATTACTGACCATGAGCAGGTAGAAAGTGTTCCATGGGTCAGAGTGTATAAATGTCTTGATATGGATGCAGAGAAGATAAGATATGAACGAAGATTACGTAAAATTTATCAAGATAATAACAAATGAACACAAGTGTAGAGAGGAAAATAGCGTCTGTTGCAGAAAAGCTGAAAGACATAACCTATTTGTTTGATAACTGGGCGACGGCTAACGTCCGGTTGGATAAAATGCCAT